ACCAAAACCGACTTGCCACCACAGGAGGCGGCAGGATAGAACAATCTCAGTCCTGGACGGCCACTTCCGTTGGCCGGTTTTGAAGTGATAACCGTTGGCCGCTTTTGAAGTGATCACTGAGGCCGTCCGCGACCTCCATGCCAGCGTAGGTCATATCGCCGTACCGACCAGCGCTGTGTCATCCAGGAAGCAGTTCAGATTATGACCGTCAACGGCTAATCTCTGCATCCCCATAAAAAGCCCATCAGTGGTAAGCTGATGGGCTCTTTCTATTGGTGCTAACTTGGCTTCTCCGCCTTGTAGGTGGATAGGAACTTCGTCAGGGCGTTGGAGGGCTCGGCATTGGCTGCCACCTTCGATCTATCCGCAGGTGTCATACCAAATCTTCCGCACAGGCTTATCAACGCATTGAGCTCCATGATGCGTATTTTTCCAGCCCGCAACTTGACCGCCAGACGAACCAAGACCTCGAACATGATTCGGTCAGAGACACACGCCACCCCTGGCGGCAGTTGGTCTGCTATCTCCACCCATACTGCCTTAGCCTGGGCGTCCAGATGCTCTGGAGGGTCTCCCAACGGTCGGTCAGACACAGGCTCATTGGCTCTGTCCTTCTGGCGGGACGGGTGGGCAAGAAACGACCCGCTGGCTTCAAGCATAACGGTTGGAACTCTCGGCTTGGGCATGTTTTTACTCGCTTTCTGGTCTGAAACTCAACTTGGGAATCGGCTTTCTGGCTAAAAACCGGGCGCGTCGGGCATTTTAGACCCTCTCCTGGGAGATTGGACGGGGCGCGGGGTCAATGACTTACGATAAACGCACTCGCACGGGTAGGGCGCGGTGGCTCTGTCATTGACCTATCTCATTTTTCTCTGTTTTCAGTCCACTACGCAGCCACTACGCAGGTTTCTTATCCACGAGGCTTGCGTAGTGCGTAATCGAGTGTATCTCTCCCGTACGTCATAGATAATAATAACTAACTCACTACGCAAGACACTACGCAAGCACTACGCAAGTCACTACGCAAACTCCCAAGGGTATAAGAGCCTGCGTAGTGACTACCACCCAAGTTCGTCGGTCTTATCATCCACAACCACCACCGTGGGAGTCTCTTGACCGTGCAACTGCCAGACCCATTTATAGCCAGACTCCTTGTTCTTATCTGGCTTCTTGTGCCCTTCGAGAGTGTTATAGGCTCGGTATAGGGTGTCATGCGAAATCCCAAACTTTTGTTGGGCTTCGGCTTGGAGAGTCTCGGAGACATGAGGCTTGCAGTCTTTCAACCGCTCCAAAAGAAACGTCTTGGCTCGGTCTATCTTTCTCACTTCTGGGTCACTCGTCACCACCAAGGTGTCATTGAACAACTTGGCCGTTTTTCCAGCCCACACTGCCAGCGGCGTCTCATCCGTCTCACCGTTCGCGGCCGTGAAAGTCTTGCTCTCCATTTTGAACTTGAAGTTATTGCCAGACGCCGAGTTACTGACCCGAATGTCCTGGACGAGAAACTCATCAGTCTGTTCCTCCTTGGTGAAACCCCAAGCGGCTCTGGTCGAGGCGGAGAAGGCTTTGCTGAATCCAACTCGATTCAACCCCAGACCTGTGCCTTTGTTGAAGTGATTGACCATGATTACGGCGACATTGTATTTCTCCACCAAGACCTTGAATGGCGTGAGCACTCGCCGAATGTCCTGCTCCTTGTTTACGTCAATGGAGGAGAGGTGATTGATTACAGGGTCTAAGATAATCAATCGAGTATCTGGGGTCGCTTTCAGATACTCGTCCAGAAGGCTCAGGTTCTTCTCCACACAGAAGTCATGGTCGGCGACACTCTCGCCAATCACGTCCTCGCAGGATAGAAACCCAATGTTCTCCATGTCCGCGCCAGCCACTTCCAGTTTGGGTCTGACCATGCTTCGGATGTTCTCCTCGCTGGCGACCATAAGAACCTTGGAAGATGGATTTGGGTTCTGGGCGTCCCAAAAGTCTGTCCCCGTGCTAACTCGCGCGGCGATGTAGGCACAAAGCGTTCCTTTACCACTGCCCGGCTCACCACTGAACAGGTTGAGGGCGCCAGATACAATGCGGTGCTTCCACATCCAGTTCACTATTTCGTTTTTCATTTCACTTGCCTTCGTTACTTTCAACCGAGACCTGGAGATGGACACGACCACGCCCACTTCCTTGAACGCGGCGGCAATGGTTCGGTCGGCGTAATCGGGTCTGCTCCATTTCAATCGGAACAGTTCAGACGCAGCCATCGCCTGCTTTATCTCCTCCACCGTCTTGCCTTGGCGGACGAGTTTGCAGCACAGCGCAAAGTCTTCCTCACTGTGGCTCTTATGTGCTGGCACCGAACTGTTCACAATGTGAACCGTTTCAGATTGGCGGTAGTTCGGGTCAGCACCGTCCAGCATTCTCTGGTGGAGGCTGGTCAGGTCAAACGCGCGAATCGGTTTGCTGACCAGAACGTCGTCAGTAATCGTGAGATACCTGGGCGAGTTGTAGTCATACATCTCTATCCGACCACGGCGATTACCGCCAGGAGGGACTTCACCACGCAGCCAGATGTGGACGCCTGTTTTGCTCGGGCTTATTTCCGTATAGGACTGGCACTCGCCTATGATTGACTGTGCCCACGGCTCGATAACTCCCGTGGCAGGGTCTCTCACTTTGTCGAGGTCGATGCACACCAGACCATCTTTGACCACGCAGCCGACGCCATTGCCGACCTTGCTGCTAACGGCAGTCTCGAAGTCTGACCAAGTGGTCGGGTCGTTTGTCTTTGCCTTGCCGCCGCCGTCAGAACGGTAGGGCACTTTGGTTTTCTTTCCGTCTCGCTCCTCTAACCGCCAGCGGAGCCAAATCTGGCGTTCTTTCAACTCTTGCGGAATGTTATTCCATCTTGCAGGGCGCGGAGTAGGAACCCCGGCGCACATAAGGTCGGTGGAGGCTGCCGACATTACTGTTTGTGCTCCTGTTTGTATTGAATGAACTCTTTGATGTCGGCGCACAGTTTGTCAATGTCTCCGCCGTAAAGCCCGTCGGCAACGTGAAACAAAGAGGCGATAAGTCTGGATGCTTGATTGTTGGTGAGGGTTGCGGCGTATTCGGACGAGAAACCAAACTGTTCAATGCGGACTATCTGTCGAATGCTTGCCATTGAAATGGCTCCTTTCTGGATTTATGCTGCTTACTACTTCTATTATCTCGCAGAAGTGCGTTCTACCAAACGCTCACTCCTATGTAGTATGTGGTCGCTTAGCGACCGACACGGATTTATTGTCAACCAGCGGACTGAAAACATACTTCCTTGTAAGTGGTTGATAGTGAGAGAGATTGAAAACACACTCTAACGAGGGACTGAAAACATTATTAGGAGAGGTGATGGAGGGACTGAAAACACCCACATTAGAGACGCTGTGAGGGGTTAGACGTTTCAAGGGTCAGACGCGGGCTAACTCCTCCGTAGGCGAAGGCTGGTGAGCGGCGCGGGGCACTGTAGGGAGGGCTTGTATGGAATCCAGACAAGTAAACAGTTGAACCACGTCCGTGCTATTCTGTTCCGTCGCAACTGCGACCAGGAGCACATACATTGAGCAGAGCCAGTATTATTGCAGAGACTCGGCAGGACATCGCCCGCATGGAAAAGGTTATTGAGCTACTCGGTGGTGGCAGGACTGTATCAATAGACGAGGTCGTGGGCAAATCAGGCAAAAAGACACGGCGCAAGATATCCGCTGCTGGTCGGAAGAGAATCGCAGCCGCACAGAAAGCTCGTTGGGCGAAGGTACGAGCAGGCAAGAAAGTTAGCTGACCCGCTTCGATTGTGCCCACTCCTTGAGGTCAAAGCCTTCCGGTGGTGCCTGCTTGACCTCACGCCAGTAGTTCTCCAATGCTGTATAACCCGCTTCTGTCTGGTCGTAAGGCTTTATCACTACTGGTTCCCGAACAACGGCAGGTTTGGATTGAGGTTCGGCAGGCGTGGTCAGTTTGAAAACGATAATCTGTCCGCCCTCTTCCAGTTCTTTATCGACTGCCAAGAACTTGTATCCTGTTTCAAAGGAACAACATTGGAGTTCCCCATGCACCTTTTAGTGGTCATTGGTGCTGATCCCTGCGCAAGACGTTCTCGTACCCAGCAGGCAGCCACATTTGCAAGTCCTTCTTGACGTAGTGCGCTACCTTCAACTTCGCACACAACGCAATTATTGTTTCGGTGTAGCTTTTCCAGTCCGTAGTTTTAGTCATTTTGTCATAATTGATTCGGCCAATCTTGAACAGGTCTACAAACTTGTGACAGGCTTTCACTATGGCGAGGCTGGATTGAACATCAAGCGTTGGCTCTAAGCTGACCCACGTAAAGATGCCTGCCTCGTGGAATGCTTTCAGTGCCTTGATCCGATCACCGGGCAAGGCTGCTGCTTTTTCCCACTTCAAAGAGAAAGCGTCATCAAGGCTGGTCAGGGTTGAAGCGAAGGCGTCTCGTTTGGGTCGGAACAAATCCAAATCCCGCAAGGCCCTAGTTCCGCCTTTCGTCAAAGTGCAGACCGCCATTCCGTGCGCCTGTAAAACTTCGATCACTTGGCGGGTCAAAGTTGTATCGCCCAGATGGTACGGGTCAGTGGTAAAACTCAGCATCACCTGCTGATCGGCCTTCCCCGCCTGCTGGTACTTGATTGCATCTTTTGTGATGTTGGCAAGGTAGTCTGGGCGTGGGACGGCTCCCTTATCGAATTCAGCCCGACTCATTTTCAAGACTTGCGGTACGTAGCAGTAGGAGCACTTGTGCCCACATCCTTTATAGGGGTTGGCAGCCAGCGGAGAATACTCGCCAGCCTGACCAGCGGGTGCGTAGATGTATTGGCACCCACGGACGGCGTTTTCGGCCAGAACGTTAGCAGGCTCGCCGCCACTCAAAACTTTCAACAAACTTGAACTGCCCTGCTCGTCAGGGCCTACAGGCGGAACGGGAACAGACTCAACGGCGATCTCTTCTATCGTGATTTTGAAACGGCGCACCGGCATCAGCTTTTGAAGCATTGCTGTTAGCTTTTCTTCAAGGCTCCCAACAGAATCAAGGGGCGAAAATAAAGTCTTTAACTTGCGGGCTAGCTTTTCGTCCCTGGCTCTCCTTCTCTTTGCCAAATCTGCGGCTCTATTCTGTGCAATTATTTCTGCGTTGGATTCGTTCTCTTCCTCGCCGTCTCCGTTTTCGACGACTGGTGGTTCCGTGTTTATGGGGGTCTCAGGGTGGGAAGTTCCTTCCCACTTCGGTTCCGTGTTTATGCGGGTCTCAGCGTGGGGGTGGGAAGTTTCTTGCGTCGGCATTTCATCGGCGAGGGCGATCATCATGTTGACCGCCCGCTTCGTGTGGTGCAACTTCTCGGCACAGAACGAGGCCCACGTTTCGCAGCCCAGAATGTTTCTGCCCCGCCCCTTCTCTTGAAAGTAACCCCGCAACTCAATTAGTTCGGGCTTGAGTTCCTTCAACTTGACGCACATTGCGTCTTCAAGCCGCTTTAGAATGACCTTTGCTAAGGCGTCAGCTTTTTTATGACTGCTCAGTTCTTTTTGCTTTTTCGTCATTGTGTCCTCCCTTTTTTCTTGGCGGACGCACGAGCAACCAAGGCGGTGAGAACCGTTAACGGCATTCGGTAGAGTGTTCTGGTTCCTGTGGTGAGTTTCAGCACGCCCTGTGTGGAACGCATTAGGCGCAGGCTGGTGTCTGAAGACACGTTCAAACGAACGGCAACTTCCGCCGTGGTCAACATGGGTTCTTGCATGGATATTTCCTGTGGATCGTGGGATTGCCATTGATCCGGGCGGGACGGGCTTGAGGGTCTCTAGCGGACCGCTCGTCGAATGTCGGTGCTTGTCAG